CAAGCCGCTTTTGTTAAGAAGAGTGCTGATCTTGTTAAAGAAAGTGTTACTTCAAAGCTAGAGTCCGAATTGACTCAACTCAAAGAAGATATCACAATCGCTCGCGAAAATATGTTTGGACGTAAGATTTTTGAAACATTTGCTAGTGAATTTGCTGGTACTCATTTAAATGAGAACAAGGAAATTGCTAAGTTAAGAGAATCTATTGAAGAACATGCCGCTAAACTAGCCGATGCGGAACAGGCTGTTAGCAAATCAAAAGAGATTGTGGAGTCAAAAGAGAAAGAAATCCGTATTATTAAGGAAAGTGCCGAGCGCAAAGACACAATGTCTGAGCTTCTCAAACCACTTAATAAGGATAAAGCCGCTGTAATGAGCGAGCTACTAGAATCTGTGCAGACCGCTAAGTTAAGATCTGCATATGACAAATATTTACCAGCTGTTCTTGGTGGAAGCCAGCCAACTGCTGAAAAGCGTATGGTTGTTGAAAACAAAGAAGTAACTGGTAATAAATCTGCTATCAAGACCGCCTCAGTCCAAGAAACAAATGCTGATGAAGCAAATGTTATTGAATTGAAGAAGCTAGCAGGGCTTAAATAATACCCATAGGAGATTAGGTAAAATGAAGCAAGCATTATTAGAAAGCCGTTGGGGCGATACAAAAGAAGCCCTACTAGAAGGCTTGAGTGGTTCTAAAAAGAACACAATGAGTGTCATCTTAGAAAATACTAAGAAGTCACTACTAAGCGAAGCAGTTACAGCTGGCGCAACACAAAGTGGTAACGTAGCAACACTAAACCGTGTTATTCTACCAGTTATCAGACGTGTAATGCCAACAGTTATTGCTAACGAAATCGTTGGCGTTCAGCCAATGACAGGTCCAGTTGCACAAATCCATACATTACGTGTACGTTATGCTGACACAGTTAATGCTGGTGCTAACGGTGCAACAGCTGGCGAAGAGGCTCTAAGCCCATTTAAAGTTGCAACAAGCTACTCCGGTACTGGTACTAACCCAGGCGCCGCAGCCGCTACAAGTTCACTTGAAGGTGAGCCAGGCAACAAGATCAACGTACAGATCATGAAGCAAACTGTAGAAGCCCGTTCACGTAAGCTATCAGCTCGTTGGACATTCGAGGCAGCTCAGGATGCACAAGCAATGCATGGTATTGACGTTGAAGCAGAAATCATGGCAGCACTAGCTCAAGAGATTACTGTTGAAATCGATCAAGAAGTCCTAGCTAGCCTACGTAGTCTAGCTTCTACAGACTACAGCTTTGACCAGGGTACAGTTTCTGGTACAGCTACATACGTCGGTGACGAGCATGCCGCTCTAGCGATCACAATCAACCGTGCCGCTAACAGAATTGCTCAGCTAACACGTCGTGGCGCAGGTAACTGGGCAGTTGTTTCACCAGCCGCTTTAACAGTTCTACAAAGCGCAACAACTTCTGCTTTTGCACGTACAACAGAAGGTTCTTTCGAAGCTCCAACTAACACTAAGATGGTTGGTACCCTAAACGGTGCTATGAAGATCTATGTTGACAGCATGGCAGCAGATGGCGAAGGTGTACTAGTTGGTTACAAAGGTTCAAGCGAATCAGATGCGGCAGCATTCTATTGCCCATATGTACCACTAATGAGCACAGGCGTTGTACTAGATCCAGCTACACTAGAACCAGTAGTTGGCTTTATGACACGTTACGGTTACGTTGAGCTAACCAACACTGCTTCTTCACTAGGTAACGCAGCCGATTACCTACAGAAGATCAGCGTTGCTAACTTCTCATTCCAGTAATACTGGTTTAAAACCAAATGGAAAAGGGGCTTCGGCCCCTTTTCTTATGGCTATAAATATTTCTATGATAGACAAAAAGTATTATAACGGCACACAAGATTTAATGTCAAGTACTGCAATGGTAAAGTCACAACCATTGGTAGGCGACATACTAGATCAAATCTCGTCAACAGAGTTTTTAGTTAGAACAGACGAAGGTTCGTGTGTTTGTAAACTAGTTCGCAGGATTAAATCACCTGAGCAGATGACTATCACTGCTACACACTATATGTTGGGCACATTTAATATTCTAGAGATTACACCTGAATGGGTATTGCACCCAAACGGTAACAAATATCCTTGGGTAATTGGCGCAAAAAATGCGTTTGGGGATACCGTTGGCTTAGTTTCACTATAGATTTATCTACGTATAAATACAACAAACAATATATAAGGTGATACCAACATGCCCGCAGTTAAAAAAGTCAGTGATCATTATTATGTTACTTCGCCAGAAGTTACTATTACTGGTAACCTAACAGTTATTGGTAATTCTGCTTCAATCACAACAACAGAAGCTGAACTTGCTGATAGAATTATTACGCTAAACAACGGCGAAACAGCTAACGGGGTCACTGGACAAGAAAAAGTTGGTCTACAAGTAGACAGAGGATCTGCACCAGATGCATTATTTGTATTTGACGAAGCCGATGATACTTGGAAAGTTTCTAACGACGCCGGCGCAACGTATCAAGATGTCATTACATCAGGTTCAGCAGGACTTGCCGCTGTTGTAGATGATACTACACCTGAGTTAGGTGGCAATTTAGAAATTGCTGGATTCAGTATCGAAAAGTCGAGTGTTAGCGTTTCGCTAACATTAAACACCGAAGCTGGAGGCGGCAGCGGTGTATTTGTTACGAATAGCCTTGGTACAAATCAAGAACTTGTGACAAAACGTAAAGCAATAGTTTATGCATTAATTTTAGGGTAAGAAACAATGTCAATACAAAACACAGCATTAACAGCAACATCAGCATCATTGCTTCCTTCTACAAACGCAAGGGCTGTTACAGTAATATATTTCTGTAATACACATAGCGGCGCAGTAACCGTGACTGTTTACGCAGTGCCAGGCGGCAGCGTAGCAGGAACAAGCACAAAGATTTATGACGCTGTATCAATTGCCGCAGGAGACACTTTAATAATAGATACAGAAAAAGTGTTGTTAGATGATGGAGATTTAATACAAGCTGATGCTTCTGTAGACAACGTAGTAATTGCAACATGTAGTTATACAGAAATTTAAGGAAGGATGTTATGCCAAGATTTTTAAAAACACCTTCATTAGACCAAACAGGATCTAAAGCAATTAAGTTACCAGTATCCATTGGGAACGATGCTCCTCCCGCACTAGCTGATGGCATGGTTAGATACAACACTCAAAATAGTTGTATCGAGTTTGCAATCAATAGTGTTTGGCGTAAAATAGCTAAAGTTGGTAATACTATTATCACTTCACAAGATACTGTGGGAGATGGTATTGCAACAGACTTTACACTAAACCAAACTGTTGCTGATGAAACTGATATTGTAGTATTTGTAGGAGGTGTTTATCAACAACCAACGTCAAACTACACAATAGCCACAGCATTGGGCGTAACTACATTGACATTTACTAGTCCCCCACCAGCGCCAGGCGTAAGTAACCCAAACAGGATAGTAATTTTATATGGTGTAAACAGTACCGACGCGGTTTAGGGAGTTAGTATACAATGGCATTAGGTAGAATTTCAGGGTCGATGCTGTATGCTAACCTAGAACGGGACGGCAATGATCTAGCATTTGAAACTGATTTATTATATCTTGATGTAAACAATACTCGTATTGGCATCAACAATAGTACACCTCAATACAGCTTAGACATCGACGGCGGCACAGCTAAGATTGGGGATATCGTTATTAACGGTAGTACCATTAGTTCTGCTAACCCAATCGACTTTGGTGCAACTACTGATATTACTATTGGTGGTGGTACTAGTGGTTATGTATTAACTACAGACGGCAATGGTGTACTAAGTTGGCAAAGTGTTGGTTCACTTGCAGATAGTACAGGAGCAACTGGTATGCAGATTGTTCTAGGTACACCAACTGATTTTAGTTTAACAGATGATGCGGCATGGGACAGTTGGACTAGTAACACTAAAGTTACTAATGCCATTGATGATTTAAATCAGACAGCATTAAACATTGCAAAAAATACCTATGTTGGTGAAGTTGAATTTACAGCAAACATAGTTGCTGGACCGAGTCCAATGACCGTGAGCTTCACTCCCAGTTACACAGGCAATCCTGACTCTTACGAATGGGACTTTGGTGACGGAAATTCCAGTACGTCTGAGAATCCAATACACACCTATAACAATACACAAGGTGGACAGTTTACAGTTACCGTTAGAGCATACAACAGCACCGGAACACTGAGCGGTGATCCTTCGTTAGGTGCAGTTGGTAGTTGGGACGACTTTACACGAAATAATTATATTACTCTTTATACTCCAAACCCAATACCTGCATTTACTATTACTGATGCCGATATTGATAGCGGTTCAAATGGAACAATTACCAATAACAGTCAGTTTGCAACGAGTTTTGCACTAGATTGGGGAGATGGAACAACAGATGCTCCAGCAGTTAACTGGACCACACTAAATCATGTTTATTCAAATCCTGGCGTAGATACTGAATATCAAATTCAATTAGATGCAACTAGTACAACAGCTGGTCCTACACCAGTTACAGTAAACGGTACACCGCAAGATATTAGAGTATATGGAATACAAGCACCAGCCTTTACAACCAACACTATAGTTGTTGCTAACGAAGAAGCAACTAGTGGTGGTGTTGTTACATTTACAAACACTACACCAGCTGGATTAGGCTTAACTAGTACATTTAGTTCTAATAGATATAGATGGACATGGGGAGACGGAGATGTTAATACTATTAACGTCTCGACACTAATAGATGGAAATCCAGGTAGAACACTCGATCATACATTTTCGTTAACATCTACGGAACAAAATAACGGAACAAGTGCAACGTTTGATGTTACACTAGAAGCTATAAACTTACATAGTAATAGTCCGTTTACAAGTGCGCCGATTACTATTACAGTTGAGCCTGATGTGCGTAGTAACTTTACTGGCGCTAATATACATCAAAGTGACAGAACAGGTGATGATGCACAAGACGGATATGTATTTACAGACTATAGAGATGGAACACCGTTCAACATATTTGAATTTATAACAACTAGTCAGCATGCCGACACATATACTTGGACTTGGGGCGACGGTCAAACAGATTCAAATATTGCTGAAGGTAACGCAGGAACAGTATCAGGTAGTCCTATTCAACATACCTATACTGCAACAGGTAACAAAACTGTTGCACTAGCAGTAACAGGTCAACCAGCATCACTAACACAAAATGATACAGAAACACGTAGTAACTATATTACTATAAGATCCAATCCAAGTCAACCTACAGGACTAAGTTCTAGAACACTGTCAATGACCACTAGCAGTCAAGGTACAAGTCCTTTACTAGCCGCAAGTGCAACAGACAATAGCGGCGGCAATATTCCTAGTGCAGGTACAAGTGTTACTAGATACGCAACATCTACAACTATTAATTCAAACTCAATCAATGACGTTTATGATGCTACAACAGGCACGCTTACAGCATTAATCAATGGAAACGATAGCGGAAATGTAGTATTTACAACAACCAGTAACAATATAGGAACCACTAACAGTCTTGTTGTTACAGAAGATAACGATGCTCACGATGCTATTAGTGCAAGCACATATCCATCAGGTTTTTATAAAGTGTTTAGCACAAACATTAGTTCATCCTTGGCATCATTGCCTGTTGGGTATAATGACTACAAACTAAGTCATACTACTACAGGAGATACTAACGACGTCGGATTTGTTAAAGACGATTTAACAGTGGTGCCGACATTAGATATTAGCGGCGTTACAACGACAGAAAACTCTGCTGGTAGTTTAAGATATATTTCAGGTATTCCTTACTATAATACAGGCGGTGTTGTAGATATCAATGATTTAGGCGTAACTAATTGGATAGGACAAACTTA